ATTAGTTAAAGGTTTTGTTCATACCTTAACCGATCAAGTCCAAATAGCAGCAAATTTAAACGGCTTTGATAAGCACTTCAAATCAATGCCAATCGAAAATAATCAATCCATCGACAACATCAACACAATAAAACAATTTGAAAGCTTCCTGAGAGAATCAGGCGGCGTATCAAGAAGGGTGGCAACCGCGTTATCCAGCCGTGCTAAAACGATATTTCGGAGCGAGTCTGAACCGTCCAATAGCACAACGATGAACGAACTTAGCAACGCGCTATCGCGTTTCAAAGTGCCCGAATCGTTATAACGCACCCAATATGCCAGCCAATCGCTGGTTTTTTTATATCCCAATAAAAGGAAATCAAAATGCCTGACATCGACGTACAGCAAGTCATTACTCAAATGACAACAATTGAAAACTCAATGAAAAGTTTTCAAGAAAAAGCCACCGCAGAAATTAAAGACAGCGGCAAAATTGCAACAGAAACAATCACCGCATTAGATGAGCTAGGCGTAAAGCAGCTTGAAATTGCAGATCGTTTATTAGCCGTGGAACAATCAGGCGGTGCACCAAAAGGTGACGGTCAAATCTCAAACGTTGGCACACAGTTCACCGCGTCCGATGCTTATATGAGCTTCGTTGGCGGATCGACGCAAAAAGCCCGTGTAGAAATCTCAAACAGCACATTAACAGGGTCAGATGCCACCGTTGCGCCCGATCGTAAAGCGGCCATCGTACCGGGTGCAGAGCAAATGCTCACGATTGAAGATTTACTCGTTAGCTTACCAACAAGTAGCAACGCGATTGAATACACCCGTGAATCATCCTTCACCAATAACGCGGCTGAAGTGTTGGAAGGCGTTGCGCTACCGGAAACGGACATTGCTTTCGAGCTTAAAAACATGCCGGTCAGCACCGTGGGTCACTTCACTAAAATATCACGCCAACTAGCGAGTGATGCGCCAGCACTGGCAGCCTACATCAACTTCCGTATGACATACGGCGTAAACCTTCGCGTGGAAACGCAGCTGGGTGCGGGTGATGGTGTAGGCGCAAACATCTCAGGCTTAATGGACACCGGCAACTACACCGCGCACGGTATCGCCAATGCAGCGTTGGGTTCAGTTCTTAAAAAGCACGTTCTTATTCGCAAAGTTATCGCCATTTTAAGAAATTCTGGTTACAAGGCCGATGCGGTCATGCTTAACCCGATTGACTATGGAGATATGCAGATCGAAGAAGGTACAACAGCAAACATCAAAGGCTTGTCCTTAAATGTTCCCGTTGTTGAATCAACAGCCGTTGCGCAAGACACCTTCTTAGTGGGCGCTTTTCAGCAAGCCGCCACCGTGCACAATCGCGAAGGCATCACCGTTGAATTGTCAGAATCCGACTCCGATAACTTCACTAAAAACCTAATTACCGTTCGTGCAGAACGTCGACTAGGTTTAACAGTAGAAGTCCCAGCGGCGTTAATGGGTGGCGATTTAACACCAATTTAGCCCTAAGAGCGGCTGTTAATAGCAGCCGCTATTTATTCTCTTATTCTTAAAAAAGGACATACCATGAAAAACATCAAATTATTACGCCGCACGCACGTTACAAAAGTAGGTGTCTGTGAAGCAGGATCCAAAACACCGTGTGACGATGAAACAGGCGCTTACTTAGTTGCCCAAGGCTATGCAGAATATGCAGACAAAGAAAGCAAGGCCGCAGCAGAGAAAGAAGCCGCAGCAAAGAAGTAAGCCGCTTTTAACAGCAAAAAAAAGCCCGTCTAGCCACGGGCTTTTTTATTACCCATTAATTATCAATTAGCGCCTTTTAAACAGGGTTCTAATTAATAAACAAAAGTGCAGACAATGAAACTAGCATTCTATCAAGGCAAATCCATCATCTCGCGGCTCATCCGCTGGAAAACGCGGGGCAAATACTCACACGTAGCCGTTATTTTTGACGACGGGCGAATATTAGAAGCATGGCAGGGCACCAACTCAGTGCGTTGGATCAACAGCCTGTCCGATGGCCATTCGCCCGGCACCAAGGTAGATATTTACGATATTGACGCGCCATTGAATAAAGCTAGAGCCAAAGCATTCGCGCAAAAGCAAATGGATAAGCCGTATGGCTATCGGGCCATTTTAAAATTCATCAGCAACACATCGGGTGATAACGAAAACGCATGGATATGCTCAGAAATAGCACTAGCCACAGCCGTTGCAGGTGGTTGCCAGCTATTGGCGCGGGTTGATGCCTACAAAGTATCCCCGGTCATGCTCAGTTGGTCGCCCCTGCTTAAATTCAACTCAACAATGGAAACGAAATAATGCCAGAACGAGACCCGTCAACTTACTCGCTTATTACATATTTCTGGGTTTTCGGCCTGAGTTTTTGGGGTGGATTCGTGGGTTACCTGAAAAAAGTCAACTTAGGTCTAACGCAGCGATTCTCCTTTACCGAACTCATTGGCGAAATAGCCACTAGCGGATTCGTGGGTGTGCTCACCTTTTATTTATGCGAAGAGGCGGGGTTTTCGCAGCTGGTTACCGCCGCATTTGTCGGCATAACGGGCCACATGGGGAGCCGGGCCATCTTTCATATTGAAACGTATTTAAAAAACAAATTTCGTTAAGCGTATGGCAACTTTCAAAGTTAATGTAGATTTTATATTCAACACAACAATGGATATAGAAGCGTCGGATGAAGCCACGGCGCAAGCAATGGTCGTGAACGCTACGCCTGAGCAAATCGCCCATTTAAACGGCAAAAATTACGCCTCAGTTGGTGAATCTGCACGGGTAATTAAAAGCGTCGAAGAGGTTATCTAATGGCCTTAGCTGATTACGCAACAGATTTAGTAGACATTGACACAGGTGAAGCTGAAACAACAACAGGCTATGTTGCTTATGGTGGTGGCGGTGCTGGCCTTGGCGCAGGTGCCGATTTTGCCATGCAGAAAGTTAACTGTATTGATAAGCAAATTACAGCCGCCGAAAAAGGCATTCTATTTAATAACGGGGCCGGTTTAACGGTTCCGCTTGGCGATCATATTTTTATTTGGCACTTTACAGCAACGCCTGGTGTATGCGATTCGCTTATAAATCGGGGTGCGGTTGTTTGTATAGGCCAAAGCACAACAAATTTTTGCAAATACCATGTTGAAGGCAAAGAAACATTCGGTGCCGGTGGCCGTGTAGGTAAATGTTACCCCGTTGACCCAACAGTTTACACCGCCAATACAGGCGCAAGCCCTTATCGAACGCAGGTGGGTACACCAAACGGTACGTTTCAATATTTTGGCAGTGGTTTAAAAACGATTGCCTCTGTTAAATCAGCAAACATGGGTTTAGATGTTTCACGCTATGGCAAAGGCGCATTTATAACAGCCGGTGATGTCGCAACTCCCGCAACGTTCGCAGGTTTTGCCGCGCAGAATGACACGGTCAATAATCGCTGGGGCATCCTCACCGATTTAGGTGGCGTATTAGAGCTGCAAGGCATGTTTGCAGTCGGCCAAAACAGTGCAGGCGTTGCAACGCAAGCGTATTTTAAAGACGCCAATAAAACAATCAACATTGCAGATACCGTTCATTCTGCGTCAGATTTTACCCAATTCGTATTAGATCATGCATTAACAGAGGCGTACTGGACAAACATAACAATCAATGCGCTCGGCACACATAACCGAGGGCTAATAAACGTCATTAATGGCAAGCTTGTTATCAATGGCGGCACATTAACTGGCTTCGGCACAACAGTATTATCAGCAAGCAGCACAGTAGATGGGCATACGTGGCGTGAATCAGACGCGATTACAACAAACGGCGCGGCATTAACTAATTTCCTAGTCGATAAAAGCTTTGCTGCATCGGCATTAATTACCGACGACTTAGGTGATTTAACTAGCGGCGAATTCATTAGCGATGGAACAGGCTACGGCGTAAATTTAGGCACTATTGCCGCCACCTCAGCCCAATCATGGGACTGCAAAGAAGCAGGCTATGTCGTAGGTTCAGCTGGCACGAACGTAGGCTTAACGCCAACGGGTAACGAAACAATATTGGTTAACGTAGCAGCAGGGCAAACGCTTACTGTGAATGTGAATTCTGGCGCGTCAACCCCATCTATTGCGAACTCAGGCACGGGGCAAGTTGATGTTGTTGCGGGCCTTCTACCGATAAATATCAAAGCCAAAAGCAAAAGCACGGGGCTGGGAATAAACGGAGCTCACGTATACATGCACCGGACTGACAATAACGCGCTTATAACGTCAGGCGAAACAGATGCAGCAGGCCTATTTTCAGACTCTATAGCAGCTTCTTTTTTAAGTGTTGATTACACGGTGTGGGCAAGGCAGTCAGATTTATTGGGCATAGATTATGTGTCTCAAACGTCAACAGGGACAATCAGCTCTGCTGGGGCTGATGTCAATTTTAACTTAGAAATTCAAGACTAATAACGAGGTAATAACAATGGCAATTTATGACAGATTTGCAGACCCAGCAGTAGCAGTACCGGCTTGGCTTGCGCAGTTTAAAGCAGCAGCCACAGGCGCGATTACGCATGTAGCGGGAACTGATACATTTCACGTTTACTGGATTCACAGATCGCTTCAAAAAATTGTTTATGATTTGTCTACCTCGGGTGATGATGAGTTGAATTTATCCTACCCTGATCCATCAACTCAGGCGGCGGTGGGTAAAATTATCACACTTAAAAACCACACCACTGATTACGGTATCAACTACCTGGTCAATGATAATGTGATGACGTATCATTTTGGCGGCTCAGTATCGCAAAATGATGGTGATGATATTTACTATGGTTTGAAGATGCCGGGTGAAGTTGGTGTTCCAATGCCAATTAAGGTGATTCAGAATCACACGGTATTAACATCTCACTGGGGCAACGGTAAGAACCAAACAGATAGCAAGACATTAGCCAGAATCATGGTAAAAGGCCGCTCAGGTGGCGTTGATATTGATAACCTCATTGTTAATGTTCGGCTAGACACATGGGGTCACACCTTTGCAGTTTGGGAAACTAAACTAGAGCTCGGTGAAGCTCAAGCGCCTGTATCTTCATCAGCAGACCCGCAAAACGGTACGTTATTGGCTACAGTGCAAGCCTACGCAATCGCAAAATCAGAAGGTTACAAGTCACTAGACTTAGATGGTAATGGACTAAAACCGTATTTAGGCGAGTGGTCGTACTCTCCTGAAGGCACCAAAAAATCCCTATATGAATATGTCAAATCATTACTTACTGATACCACTGTAGAAACACTGTACGGTGTGGTTGGTAGCTTATGGACCGGTCGAATTTATAATGTGGTTATTGCATCGGGCACTGGAACATGGGTGCAGAATGAAACATTATCTTGGGCTGGGGGTACAGGCAACTTAGTTGGTGTAGATACGTTAACAGGTTCAGGCACAGCAAGACTTTTCTTCCACCTGAATACAGGTGTTGCCCCGTCAGATACAGCCACGATTACCGGCAACGGTACTGCAACAGGTGTTGTTTCTGGCGCTCCAGTTACACTTGGCACTCACGTTAATCACTTGGGTCAGTTTACAGGTGCTTGGATTGGTGCGTTAGGTATCGGTTTTAAATCAACAGAAGTTACCAGTGCCGATTCGTTTAGTGACCTTGATGGTAACATCATTAACCCACCTAACAACGTTCCCATATCAGGTACAGTTGAGAGCGTGAATTCTGCCGATGTTCCACATGTAATGCTGGCAAAGAAAGATGCCGTATTAAACAGCCCTGAATACGACACCTATTCATGCTCAGGAAACATAAGTGGTGCAGCCGTTATAGATGTAGATGCTATTTCGTCCGACGTGCCGCAAACTGGTTACGTTGGCGTGCTAAGAGCTGGCACAACAGCAAGAGAATACTATGAGTACACATCATGGGCGGGTACAACATTCACACTAGCTGGAACACTAGCGGGAGCAATTACAGCAGCCGATGCAGCCCATGTGGCGATCTTTTATGAAGCGGCTGTTGGTGGTGGTACTACTAAAACGGTATCTAGCTCGCTTATCTACACGGCTAACATTGCGGTTGTTGGTTGGGTCAGGCAAGGTGATGAAGCTGCACCGGATGTGTGGCAACCAATCTCAGGAACCATTGGCGCGGCTGGTTATTCGTTCTCAGTAGATTTATCAAGAGAAGTCTAAATGGCATACGGTATGGACTGGGAAGCGAGAGTGCTGACAGTCCCACAAGCTGATCTGATTTATTTATCCCCTAACAGGTATAAATTAGACCTTGATGAGTTTCGTAGAAAATGCCGTGATTTAGAAGCAGACCCTTCCGAGGGTCTGTCTTATCCCCCTATCGTTTCATTTAATTCAGCTGTTGATACCGGTGACGTTATCTTGGGTAAAGTCGTGCTGATGATAAACGACTACCAACTAGAGCTTGAAGATACGGTGGAGCGGTATAGCGCATTGTTTGATGGTGCGAATACCAATCTACATAACAAAGCGTTAATAACAAACGGTATACCAACGCCAAATAACTCAGCTGGCTTGCAAGACTTAAGCACCATGTTGGCATCTGCCTATCAGGGTCAAGTTGTTATTAACGTTAACGCAGGGCAATCAGGAGCGAGTACGCCCATTGGCACATTTAAAACGCCCAGCAACAACATAGCGGACGCGTTAAAGATAGCCATAAGCAACGGAATCAAGACGCTATTTTTCACTGATAGCGCGGTTATTACAAATGAGGATTTATCAGCTAACTACAGGCTGGTTGGGGCATCGCCTTTGATGACCGTCGCGGTGGAAGCTGCGGCTAACTTAACAGGGTGCTCAATTGAAACGTTAACAATAATCGGCGAGCTTGATGGGTTAAATGTAGTCAGATCAAGCGCTATTGGGGCTGTGGCAAATGCAAATGGCGTTTTCGAGAAATGCGCCCTCCAGTCAACATTGGAAGTAAACGGTGATTGCATAATATTAGAGTGCTATTCGTATGTGCCAGGTTCAGGTTATCCTTTGGTTACGGTCACCAGCGGTGATCTTGCTGTAAGGGATTACCACGGTTCCATTGGTTTGGCGGGTATAGCGTCAGGTAATCATTCGGTCGGTGGCTCAGGTGGGCGAGTAGTTATTGAAGCGTCATGCACAGGCGGCGAGATTCACATCCGAGGTGACTGGTTTGAAGTTGTCGATAACTCAGGTATTGGTTGCGCTGTGTATGATGAACGTAGTGATATTTTAGAGCAAGACAAAGCAGATATTGCCGATAAAACACGCGTAGCAATCTTAGGTGCGGAGTCTTACCCGTGAACGTTTGGGAAACGGTAACGGGTAATTCAACATTACCCATTCAAGCGGGTAATACATTTTTCGACCACTTAAACAATCAGAAAACAGGCGGCAGCCTAGCCGGTGGCCGTGCTGATTTATCCATCCAAAGCGAGTCCGATATTATTCAATTCACAGCTGATAACGACAAAATAACGACCGAGCAAGATCACGGCACGATTACCCTTACGCAAGACAAAAAAGGCATCACTTTATGACTCAATCATACGACATTGGCGACGCGCCAAGGCTGGCAGTAGCATTTACAGATTATGCCGATGCTGCAGCCGACCCAACAGCCATAACATTCACCTGCCATGAGCCAGATGGCGTTGTTGTAACGTACGAACATGGAGCAGATGTCGAGCTGGTAAAAGATTCAGTCGGCAATTACCACGTCGATTATCTCATCACCAAGCAGGGCAGGCATAGCTTCAAGTTTGTTGGCACGGGTAATATTAAATCAGCACAGCAATCCGATTTTTACGTGAGGCAAACACGATGAATAACTACACAAAAATAAAGCCAGCCATTGAGCCGATAACGCTTCAACAGGCAAAAGATCATTTGAACATTGATTTTACCGACGATGATTCCATTCTTGAACTGATTATTCAATCAGCGCGTGAAGCGGTTGAAACGCAAACGGGTAGAGCCTTAATTACTCGAACAGTCGTGCATGAGCGTGATTGCTTAACGGCTGTTATGGGGTTGCCGCAAACGGCTCAAAGCGTTGAGTTAATTGAATACCTAGACACCGACGGCACCCGGCAAACATTAGCGGCCAGCGAATACACCGTTGATGTTAATCGAACGCCCGCGCAAATAACAATTGCATTTAACGGCATCTACCCCGCCACGCTTGATTATTACAACGCGGTGATGATTACCTATAAAACGGGCTACGGCGATAACGCGCAAGACGTGCCAGCGCCACTAGCGTCAGCCATGTTGCTAATGATTGGGCATTTATACGAAAACAGAGAAGCCACCGCACCCATCAACATGAATACCGTGCCGCTGGGGATCGCTTTTTTGATTAATCCGTATCGGCTGTACAATTTTTAATATGACAGTTGGATGCGATAGGCGCTGTGAGGATGGAGGGCTGAATGAATATTTATCAATGCAATAGAAATTTCATGGGGTTTGATATGGCCGCTGTGGTGTCGGCAGACAGTGAGGAAGAAGCGGTTAAGCTATTGGAGTGGAATATTGACGAAGATACGCTGGTGATTGAAGTGAGAAAGATAGGTGTCTCAGATAGCGATGTTGCTAGTATACTTTGTGAAAGTTCATTGTGATGCGATCAGGCAGACTAAGACATCGCGCGGAAATAAAGCAGCGCGCAACAGGCCGCGATGAAGCCGGTGGCGCCATCCAAACACCAACACTCATAGCTTCCACCCGTTGTCATGTGGGCGTATCAACCGGGCGTGAATATTGGGCCAATGAACATACCGCAACAAATTACGATGCCGTGGTTAGTATGCGCTTTAGAACCGATTTAAAAGAAGATATGGAGCTGCACGTTAACGGCAAAGTTTACAACGTGAAAGCCATTATTGATCCAACAGGCTATAAGCGCGAACTAAAAGTGCTGTGTGTTCGCCATGTCTGATACGTTTGAAGTTAAAGGCCTAAAAGAGTTAAACGATAAACTAATTGCTTTGGAATCTGAAACAGCGTCTAAGGTGCTAAGGTCGGCAGGCAGGCAAGCCATGAAGCCCGTATTGAATGCCGCCATTAATAAAGTAAGTGTTGATTCTGGCGACCTAAGAGCCTCGCTCGCTATTCGGGCCAGCAAAGGCAAGGGTAAGAAAACAGCCGCCGTTATTAGCGTGGGCGCTCATAAGAAAAAGTACAGTAAAAAAGAAGGTGGCGGCAAAATAGTCCGCGCCAATGCCAAAGTGATCGCGCTTGAATACGGCAACAGGCGGCAAAAAGCCGAGCCATTCTTGCGCCCTGCACTGGAAAGCAACGTTGGGGCCGTGCTTGAATCATTCAAAGCACAGCTAGCCGCAAAAATAGCCAAGGCAACAAAATGAAAGATTTACTCGTGGTTAATCAACTACTCACCAGCACCGCGTTGACCGCATTAATAGCCGACAGAATTTGGGCGGATTGGTTGCCAGAATCAGCTGCATTACCAGCCGTTACCTGCAACTTTGCCAGCGATAAGCCAACAGGATCATTACAGGGCGATACGTTAACAGGTCGCGAAACAATCACTGTTAATTGCTGGGCCAATAACAAAGTCGATTTAAACGCAATGGAAACAGCGGTTAAGCAATCGCTTAAAACATTTGGCGTTCGTAAAACGAAAATAGATTTATCAGAAGAAGAGCGCGGCATTTATCGCACGGCAATGGATTATTCAATATCAGGTTAGCTAAACACTAACTCACCAAACAGCCACTTTTCGGTGGTTTTTTTATGCCTGCATTTTGCGGGTTTTTTTATACCTAAAGGAAAACAACATGGCAAATCCAATAGATGCGCAAGGCACAGTATTTACATTTAACGACGGTACAACAGGGCAAGTGGTTGGCGGCATTATATCGTTCGGTATCGACTCAACAGCCGATGAACGCGAAGTGACAACACTGGCATCATCCGCTAAAGAATACAAATTAGGCCTG